AGCTGTTTCTAGTACGGGGGCAGTGTCCTTGTCCGGGAACTCACTATTAAGCTTTGAATCTGGTTTGATATAGTATTTCATTTTGAATCCTCCTTTATTTTCTGGCAATTACTTTAAAACCAATTCGTTATCTAGAGTGTTCCATACTAAAATGTCCTGATTAGCTGTCATCGCAAAATCAAACATCAATTTGTTTCCATCAGTTTTCAAATGAACAACCTGGGCACTATTGCCTATCTCGGTTGCTTTAGTAGCAAACGAGATTTGTTTTTTTGTATCAGCTACGGCAAAAACCGTATCCGCTTTGATTTCCTTACTTAAATGAAAACTACCAATAATTCTGGCGCTGTTATTTTTTGCTGGGTCAAGCATAATGGCCAAGTTACCGCGGTCAACATAAGTCGGGTCTAACGCAACAGAAATAAATTTTTGACTATGCCCACCTCCGACCGGAATCGCATTCCCTTTACCGTCCGCAAAAATTAATCCCATGGTGCACCTCCTAGTAAGCTGTGATTGAATCGATCATGAGCCAAGAATCCCAAGACTTTGGATTCTCTGCGATCATGCTGCTATTGACAGCTGTTGTAAACTCGGGGAATCCTCGAGATACATCCATCATACTGCTTGAAATGACACTAATCGCAGTGTCGCTTGATGGCTTCACGTATAAAATTGGGCCCTTATCAGGAAAACCACTTCCGCGAAGATCTCGCATAGCTTGGCGGCCGTTGACCAGCTGTACTTGGGAGGAGCCATCTAGAGTCACAGAGTAATCGCCCGGTGTTAAGCTCAATGTGACTTGGTCGCCAGGTCCCGTAGCGGCGTTACCAAAATTGTCAATAACCCATGTGTCATTGTAAACAACATGGCTCAGAACCTGGCTCAAATGTATCTTCAACCCGGTCTGTAAATTGCTGAGACGGACACCCAATTCAATTGGCTGGTTCATCACAAGGCGTGAATCCAGTTTGCCGTCTGTACTTTTGACGGTTGTGAATGCCCTAGGCCCTTGCCAAAGAACTTTGCCCGCAGGAACGAAATTTTGAAAAACCTTAATGGCATTACCCTTACCGTCTGCATAATACAGTCCCATAATGCGCCTCCTATTCTTCAGGGAACCAGAAAAATCCTGGCATCGTCGCCGCTTTGGCAGCCGCTACCGCTGTGTCCTCGTCAGCTGATTGATGAGCGCCTAGGTACATGTCGCCCGCATGATTGATCGGGTTTGTCGTACCAAAGTTAACCTGCTCAGTGACTTCACCGGTATCAGGGCTCTTCTTAACGACTTCCGTTTTGTCTGCCAGTTTGTCGAGTGTCTCTTGTCTAACAAAGACCCCCGTCTGCTCCCCGTCCTTGGTCGTGGCCGAGACGGACTTACCATCCTCTGAAAGTGAAACGATTCCCTTTGGCAGCAGTGTTTCCAAGTCATCTTTAAGAACGTACTTGCTTAAATCAATCCCGGCAATGGCATCTTCCACAAACTTAATCGTAGCTAAGCCTGCTGGGTCAAATTGAACTGTTACCTGATCAGTATCACCTACGATGATGTAGATGGTCACCCCAAACGTTAAAGTCACCTTGTCATTAAAATCAGGGATATACTCACCGTGGTCTTTTTCAGCTACGGCAACGGCGTAAAGATACTCTGTATCCTCACCATCTGCTTTAGCCCACAAAGCCAAAGCGTTAAGCGTGTACGACTTTTCCAGATTGATATTGGTAATTTGGACTTGCGTCCCAACAATCCCGTTGTCCTTTTTGCCATCGTCCCGGCCCACAATTGAGCCGGTACCGACTACATCAGGTAAAGCCGTCAGGGCCTTTAAATCAGCTTCTGTCTTGTCGCTCAGGTCAGTGCCTGAAGTCTCAACTTTAGTAATCTCAAACTTAAAGTCGCCATTGGCTGCCTTGGTTGCAAATTCAAGCCCCTTGGCCGTTAAAATTGTATCTTTGTATTTTGCCAACTAATCCCCCTCCTTTGCATTAATAGTAGTTTGAACAGTTGTACCGGCAATCGCCGGGGCCATGACCATGTGCATATCCGAGCTACCACCCCAACTGGTCTTAGCGGGGATTGAAGTCTGTACGTAAGTGGTCATACCCGTCAGGATAGTGAGCTTAATCGCTGTGGACGTCTCGGCGTGGGTCTGGATATCCAGTACCATGTTGGCCGGTACATAGACGTTCAACAGGTACTTTAAGCGGTCAAGCTGCTCTTTTGTCAAAACATCATAGTCGCTAATAGTTGTCAGAACTTGCTTTTGAACGTCTCTCTGTACGTCCGCCGGAATATTGAAGCTCTTGATCAGGTCTTTCAAATACTTGAAAGTGATTGGGTGCGGTGGTAACATCCGCATCTTGATAGCGTAACGACGAGATTCAAGCGACAGACTTAGATCGGTATCAATGTGGAGTTGGGTTTCCATGATTGACAAGCCGTCGCTGTCCGCCTGGTCCACGAAGGTGTTGAGCAGTAACCGAGTGGTGTCAGTCTCAACCTTACTGAAGCCGACTTCCTCAGCCTTTAGTAGGGCAATCATTTCTTGCACGCCATCATAATAAGCTGGCATTAGCTCAAGCATTTAAAACCACCTCACCTATTACTGGTAGCTGACTGGTCTCATCTGTGAACTCCAAAATTAAATCATCCTCAGCACCATTCAAGACCGGCAAAGTGGCGTTCGTCACACCCTCTACTTTCATCATCTCAGCCAATAACTGACTACGGTAAACCGTCATGGAGTAGCCCCGACCAGTCTTAGCGTCCACCGTGTCCCACTTTTCAGATAAAGCTTTGAAATAGTCTGCGATGGCTGCCTTAATCTTTTCGGTTACTGCACCCAGTGTGGTATCGGTGGCCACTTCGACTGTGGAAGTGATATCCACTTTTAAGGCTTCTGGAGCGACCACGGTAACCACATGGTCAATTGGTGCCAGTCCATAGCCCTCACCTTGTGGTGCAGGGTCAATGGTTTCTTGAACTTGCTCAATCAATTCTGAACTGGCAGGTTTCAAGTCATTATCCAAAATCACCAGTTTGACTGTTCCACCGCCTTGCCAAGTCGGATAGACCTGACCGGCGCCAATGGTGGTAATCTTTGCCATCATATCGATGTAGTCAGCCACATTACCGCCATAGGCGATGTAATCGGTGCCCGATAGTAACCGGGACCGCAAATCTTCATCGGTTTCAGTAGCACGGGCCGGAACTGATACTTCAGTCACCTCGGCCCACGATAACGAATCATTCGGCGTGACTGGTAGAATCTGGCCGATGTAGGAGTTTGCACCCACGCCATCAGATTCAGATACCAGTAAGCCCGTCCCGTCCGGTTCCACCTTAACGACGGTATAAAAAATAGGGGCATCGCCCACTTGAGCGAATCTGTCCCCTACTTCTACGTTATTAATTGGCTTACCATCGGAATCAGTCCACTTAGCCGTGACCTGAGCAAAGGTGGCAGCTTGTCGGGCTGTCCCTTTGTCACTTGCGTGCAAGTCCAAGAACTCGTCAGTGGATGTTGGAATCCACACTTGCTTGACCACTTGGGCTCTATCGAGACTACCTTCGGCTAGCATGGTTGCAGCTGGAGCAATGGCATCATAGATAATTGAACCCTCACGTTTGTTGAACTTATCGCTGACCTCATCAAGCATCCGATTCAGCCAGTAATCAAAATCTTGCGATTCATAAATCGCTATTAAGTCATTCGGTGTCACTGTTAATTGCCACCTCACTTTCAACTGGGACAGTGCCATAGATGGTATCGACCGAGGCTGTCACAGTCAAACTAGTCGAATCAGTCTGTCGGATATCATCCACAGTTACTGAGTTAACCCGGTCGTCGGCTAGAAAAGCTTCTTCAAGCATCCGTTCAACTTCGACTTTAGCATAGTCAAAATCCTTGCCGAACAACTCTTGCAAATCATTACCGTACTGATCAGAGTAAATCGGATAAGTGAAACGGTCAGTCTTAGCGATCTTATCGATAGCTTGCACCATAGCTTCACGCTCATCCACATAACCAGCGATGTGGCCGTTGGCAACCTTGTAATCAAGACTGGGCAGAGTTTCCTCCTCAATCTCATCGTCAAAATCATCTTCGACTTCTAGGCCATCGACCTCTTGTAAATCCTCATCATCCATCTACGTCACCTCCCTCAGTTTTTTCAAAAACGTAAAATTGTTGGCCACCGTCCATCCGGATCATAGCCACACCGTCACCAGCCTCAAGCGAATCATCCACAACCACCGCCTCAGTGCGAGTGGTGTCAGAGTCTTGCTTGTAGTCATGGTAGGTATGCTTTTCCTTGTGTTTCTGAACGTAACGGCCTAGTACCAAAAAGGCGTCGGTTAACGTCATTTGGTTACTGATTTGAATCTTTAGGGGGCTGGCACTCACGACCGTGCCAAATACCACATCGGCGTAATCGGAGTCATGCCCGCCCCGCTGTTTCATCATTTCTAGAATACGTTCTCCAGCCATTACAACCTCACCTTCATTTCAAGTTCCGCTGTAATTTCATTAGTCCCAAAAGTCAAAGTTGACTTAGTAATCATCATGTAGTGAGTGCCGACGCCGATATCTTTAAGAGACTTAAATTTGATCGGCCAGTAGTAGCCCGGCGTCATGTACAGACTCCCACGGGTCTTAACGGTGAGGGTGTGTTCCATTTTGCCGGCCTTTTTCAGTTCATCGATGGCCTGCTGCTTCATTTGGGCCGCATTGGCCTTGTCCTTAGCCTTAACAACCTTTTGAAGAACACCATAGCGAGTAACGGAGTTCTTACTTGCAGCTGTTTCAGTAGTCAGTTTGGTGTTTTTAGCATCATCCTTGGTGGAGTCTGCCTTAACTTTGGCTGTGGATGAAGACTGCTGTTTCTTCGTCTTATCACTCCGTACCACCCTGATGGTGTTGACCAAGTTATCGATACTACGGTTGTAGGTGAAGCCCGTAGCGCTAGACTTGTCGCCAATGTAATACTTGGCCTTAGCCCCGGTTTTACGAAGCTCCACCGTACCGTAGTTGTCCCACAAAAAGAAATGGTCATCGGTGGCCTTGTAAGTGTTATTGACTGCTGATTTCAGCATGTCAAAATAACTCTTACTGTCGCAAACCTCTGCTTTCAGTTTGTGCGAACTAGTGGCCACTTTCTTACCCTTAACACCGGCCAACTTGATAATCTTGTCGAACCGTTGGCCAATCGTAGAAACTGGCCAAACTAATGAATCTTGGTTTTTGAAATACCGCAAACTGTCATAGGCAGTGACTGAAAAGTTTTCGGATTCGTCATAGCCATACTTGAAAATAATGCCACGAAAGACCGGCTTCTTGTCCCAGCGGAACCAAACGATATCACCCATACGGGGAATAAAACCTTCGTCAACTTCAGTCAACTTAAATTCAAGTTGGCCGGCGGAGAAATCAATGTCCGTGGTCCACTTGATATCGGTCTGCAAGGCCTGTCGAGCGTCCCATGACTCACCACCCTTGCCGTGTTGGATAAAAAACGATGTCACTGTCATAGCTACACCGCCTTTACAGCACTGGCGCTAACCCATCCACGAGCACCACCGGACAATGTTGTGACGTGGTAAGGATATTTAGCGCCAGGGACAACTAATGAAATCTTTCGTTGAGCGTTACGCTCAGTGACTCCTGGCCCGCTCCCCGTACTGCTACGGTGGAGCACGCCATTCACAACGACTTTAGACCCCCGACCCACCTTTTTCGGTGGAGCCGAGCGTTGCTTGCCTTTCTTGGCAGTTTTCTTCTTTTTTGAAGCCCCAACCTTGATCGCCCGGTGTGGCTTGTACTGAGCAATTTTAATCGTGACGATGTAGTCACCGGCGTAACCTTCCTCCATGCCATATTCAAAGGTGTTTAGCACGCCCTGAAAGTTAACCTTGGTCCCACTGATCACTAATCGGCAAAGGTGCCGTTGGTTTTTGATCCAATTAAACCAAGTCAGGTAACTCTGCCCGTTTTTGGCCAGCTTTTTCTTTGGGGCACTGGTGTAGTGCTCAGCTCGGATATCGGTTGGGATAGTGAATTTCAACTCTAAAGATTGAAGCTTATCTTCGCCTAGTGTTGATATCTCACCAAGTCGGACGACCGTCACTGTCTTGTCATCTCGTTCCGCGGTTAATTTGAATTCGGACGGGTTAAGCGGCAGTGGCCACGTCCGATTTTTGTAATCAGTCAGATAGAAGTTCATCTTTAACCCATCCTTTCATTAACTTTCATTAGGTGATTTTCAAGCGCCCTAGCAATTGCTTCGCCATCTATATCCGCGTCACCAGTGCTAGTAAGACTGATAGCACCTGGTTGAATGTTGATCGTGTTAGAGCTACTCGTTTGAGTTGCTGTGGACGCATTAGTAACAGCACCGGTAGTACCAGGGCCATAACTAAACGGTGAAGTTGTGGGTGTGGCTAGGCTGGTACTACTGGTCATTTGACCATTTACAGCCAGTCCATTACCACCAATGCCACGCATAGCACCAACCACATTATTGACCGCTGCATATGCCCGGTTAAAACCTGCGGCCAACAAATCGCCTGGATTATTACCATTGATTCCGGCGCCGTTTAAAGCAGCGGTTGCCATAGCAGAACCAGCATTGGCAACCAGCGAGTTAGTCGCGCTCATCCCGTTTGCCAACCCTTGGCCCATATAGCCACCAATCTCAGCCATAACCCGTGATGGTGAATGGACCTTAGCGGCAGCTCTTGCAGCACTAGCTGCGGCATTAGCTAAAGCGCTAGCAGCAGCTTGTACAGCACCAATTTGCGAGCGCAACCCTGAAGCCAACCCTGCACCAATCATGACACCTGCTGACCGAGCAGCACCCACACCACTCTTCATACCGTTAGTAGCCGCATCTGCCAGAGCGAGACCTGCAGCAGTGGCACTACCAACACCACCACGCAGTGCGGAGATGAAGCCTTGAACTGCTGATTGCGCGGCAGACTTCAAACTGTTTAAGCCAGCTTTAATAACATCCACAGCAGCAACCATTCCAGTTAAACTGGCAGCAGCTGCAGCTGCGCTTGAGGCAATCGAAGAAACCTGAGTCGCGACTAAGGTAACAGCGGCTGCTAAAAGTAGCATTCCCGCCGCCGCTACCATGGCTGTTGTACCTAGTAGCATTAAGCCCATTGCGGCCATCATAGCCGTCATCATGATCATCATCAGTCCGACCATTGCCATCATAGCACCAACCATCACCATCATTAGTCCGACCATCGCAAGCATTCCACCCACCATGACCATCATTAACCCCATCATTGCCATCATGCCACCGGTCATAACCAAAATTAACCCAACAAACGCCATCATAGCTCCCATCATGACCATCATAAGTCCCATCATCGCCATCATACCGCCGACCATCACCATCATTAATCCGGCAAATGCCATAATCGATCCAGTGAACACCAGGAGCAACCCGACGAAGGCCATCATAGAAGCAGCCATGACCATAAACATACCAGCCGCAAAAACAATAGCTCCCACGGCTGCAATCATTAATCCAGCAGCCAATACAACGAGACTTACACCAAGTAACACGATTCCAACGGTGGCAATCAACGACAACGCACCAAATAGTGCCAACGCCACCCCAAGAACTGCAATGTTGAGTGCGGCCATCAAACCGTATTGAGCGATCAACGGAAGCTGGGTTGTTAACAGTGCCATACCAGCCGTAGCTAAGAAAATCGCAACGCCGATTAGTAACAGGGCCGCACCCATGACCAGTAACCCTGCTGAGCCGGTTAGCAGTGCTGGCCCCAGCAAGGCAACAATAGCAGCCAAAGCGGCAACTGCAACAATCATGCCAAAGAACACCGCAATTGCGGCACCTCCGGCGGAAGCAAGTTGTGTCGAAGCCCGGGCCATTAAGAAGAAGCCTGCACCAGCAAGAGCAATCGCACCACCTACCATGAGTAAAGCGGCGCCTAATTTTAAGAAGCCCAGTGCAGATTTTCCTGCTGCGGTTCCATCAGGGACTTGCACCTTAGGTATTTTAGGGGCTTTCAATCCTTTAAAAACATTAAAAATTCCAGCTATGCCCTTAGCTGCCTTCATCGCCACCATGGCCGCTGCAATCGCAGTAATCCCAATGGCAACAGCATTTAGAGTTCCCGGGCTAAGACTAGCTAAGGCCTTAAGTCCAGCAACCGCACCAGCTAATACTAACCCTGATGTGCCGGCCTTTAGTGCAACAAACGCAACTCCTAAAGCTTTCAGTACTCCTGGATCCATCTTGCCGATATTGCTCATAGCTTGACCAATCAATTTAAAAACTGACGTGATTCCGTTAACCACACCCTGTGCCATTGGCACTAAGGATTTAGTTAAACTTCCGACGTTGATGTTTCCAAGACTATCTGTCAGCTTTGAAACAGCTTTAATGCCAACTTTGCTAACAGCGTCAAAAGCTGGTTGAAGCTTGTTAGCGGCCGTTTCCCGCAAACCGTCCATGGCTTGACCAACTGTCTTGTACTGGGTTGCCATCTTACTAAAGTTAGCATTAGTACCCGTTTTGGCGATAGCGTTAAAGAAGTCTTGCGTCTTGACTTTGCCAGCCTGCACATCCTTAACCAGTTGCCCAGTGGACTTGTGCATGGTCTTAGCGACCATTGCCATACCGGCAGGAGTTTGTTCAAGCATCAACTTGAAGTCCATCCATTGAATTTTAGGCTTAGCAGCGGCTTGTGTGGCTTGTTGACTTAAAGTTTTCATGGCCTGCTGTGGATTACTGGCCGCAGCAGCTAACCCACCAAACCCTTTAACCAGTTTACCGGTGTTTTTAGTTCCAACAGCAGCCAATTGGCTATATGTGGAAGCCATATCAGAAGCCGAGTAAATCGTTTGTTGAGCAAATTTTTGCAACCCTGCACGGGTAGTGGCGATTTGTGAATCGGACTTACCAAGCATACCCATATTACCGTTAAAGGTTTGCCAAGCTCGACTAGATTCATCGAGCTCACCATACATGCTTTTCAATCCGCCACCAATTGCACTAATCCCTTTAGTAATCCCCTGGCCTACCAATGTTCCACCTAAAACTGACTTAAACATTGAACCAGTTTTCCCAGCGTTTCCGGATAGTTGACTCAGGGCTGCCCCTGCACCACCTAGACCAGATTTCAGCTTACCAAGCGTTCCGCTGAAGGCATCCACCAGTTTAATTGTGGCTGAAACTTCCGTACCTGCCATTCCTATCCCCCTTTCTCAGATAATAAAAAAAGCCAGAGGCCTAGTGGCGACGGCCCTTAGCTCTGGCTTTCCTTTCTGCTTCTTTTTGTTGCTTCTTTTCTTCCTTGATTCGAATGTCGATACCAGCAATCACGAGGGCTTTTTCTCGGACCGACAAGTTTAGCCAGTCGGAGGGCAACCAACCAAATTCATTCATGGTGTAGTGATAATACTGAAACTCCGCCCCCTGACCGGCTTGAATTAGTTTTTTACCGCTTTTACATCGCTGTCTACTGATTCCGTAACGCCAGCAAAGTCGGTAACAGTTTTAGTGATTTGGTTGAGTTCCGAGACCTTCAGCATTGCGCGTAAAGTTCCGGCTTCATCTCCCATGGTTCCATATGCTTCTTGTAACTCGGCATCTTGTAAATCTGGTTGGACTACCGATTTTGCTAATAGTAAGTCAACATACAAGTTTTGATCAACTTGCGGTTCAAGCTGCCCCGTTTTGGGATTTTTCACACGTTTAGTGGCACTCTTTTGCAAGGCCTCATTTTCGTCATTGGTAATTTCACGCACAATGAACGGTGATTTGAAACGGGCAAACTTAAGCTCACGTTTTTCGTTTTCTTTTTTAACAATAAAATCTTGAATCGACACTTGATCAGCCATTAAATAGCCCTCCTAATAGTTGTTATTCTTCGAATCCAGTAAAAGGCTCGACTAACTCTACACCTTCAAAAGTAAAGTCAGACTCCCATTGCATCACATCATCATCTGCTTCGAAATCAGCAAATGGCACATCGTCAAGGTTGACGTCAGTAAAGTGGAGCGTTTGCTTGCCGGCCCGCGAAGTAGGGTCTTCGATGGTCATAGTAACTTCAAAGTACAAATCCTTACCGCCTTGAATGTACGGTAAAGCATATTTAACCCAGTTCGAACTGATAACATATCCGCCCAGGGTACCAGTACCTTCCACTGAAGTCGTCTTCTTGTGTTTCCACCGGGAACCGAGCGTTTGCACGTCTTCCTTGTTCTTTTCGAGTTTGGCCGCAAATTGGTTACACTCGATCATTGGCCAAATTTTTCCGTTCATATTGACGAAAACTTTGGCATCCTTGGTTGAAATTGAATCTCGACCATTTAAGAATTGGCCAACTACTGATTGTGATTCATCCATACTTTATATCGCTCCTTCCTAGTTAACCCACAAGGTCATGTACAGTTTTTCCATAGCGTCAACTGGTGTAACTGCCAGGCTAACCAAGATAGAATCCTTGTCATTGCCAGCGTCCACAGTCAGATCAGTTGGATCGAAGTCACGAATAGCGTGAGCGTTTTCTAAACTGCGCAAGTAAGCTACCCGGTTGGCCTTGAACAGGTCGCGACCGGTAGGATCGTTATCAACCTTGCCAATGAAAGTAGTGTGGAAGACTTCGCTAGTATTATTAGCAATCTCATCAAGAGTCCGCACAATCCGGTTTTTACGGAAAGAAGCTGGAGTATCATCGGTGAAAGTGACCAGTGAATTAATATCTTGTTCAATCACAACTGTGCCATCACGGCGGCCGGTGAAGACAATTTCACCGTCATTCAAAGCGTTGATGGTCTGTTCGTTGGATAGCTTCGGATAAGCCCCCACAGCACCAGGGTATTGAGCGTAAGTCAAAGACTCATCAAAATTAGCTGCTGATGAAGCTCCTGCAAAGTAACCAGTGGCGTAAGTCTTTTCGATAATTTCGCCGCTAGCCAGCTTAACGCCATTCGACACTTTAGAAATGCCATAGTTATCATACTTAGAAGCACCTTCCAGTACTGGCACCACAGCCCGAGCTTTGAAGTCGTCTTCCTTGCGTAACCGCTTGACGGCTTGGCCCACAATTTCGTGGATTTCGTTGTCAATTGGGAACCCAGCGGTAGTAACCGTTTGGTAGACTTCTGTTGCTAAAGCTTCGTCTAGCAATTCGGTAATTTCAGCTGCTTCAGTGGTGCCACCAGCCAACTTATAGGTAGAAGAAGCAGCGAGTGCTTCTAGCTTTGCCTTGCCGGCAGTTGCTGAAAAGTCAGCCCCGCCATCAGTAGCGGTCACTTCAGGGGTTGGTTCAGTGTTATCACCAGTAAAAGTAACATCTACATAGGCATTCGATTCCAAACCACGGGCGGTAGTAGTCCGTACTTGTTGTTGATCCACAATCTCAGTGCCATAAATGGTGTTCACAGTGATCAACGTTTCGTCATTAGGGTCTTTTTCGATCGAAACGGTCAGGTCATTCCCTTTAACCCCGGCGTACTTTGCAGTAAAGTTCCAAGGCAAAGTGGCTTCCTCGGCCTTGGCCTTTTCGCCGTCATTGTTGTTGAGGTAAAGCACTGTGAGTGCACCTTTAAGTGTTTCACGCAAAGCCAATAACTTAGGGTCGTTCAGGTCAGTTCCTAATAGCGCTTTAAAGTCACTGTCGGCGTCTAACTCGGTGATGCCCTTAGCACCCCAGCCAAGGTCTTGACTACCGATAAGTAGCGTCCGACCAATTGAGGTGTTCGGCTTGGGTTGTGGTGTGCCCTTGGTGTTGATATAAGCACCAGGTCGCACCTTGTTTTGCTTGTTCCAGTTTCCACCAGCCATTAACGTAGGCCTCCTTTAGTTTCTTTAATGATTTTTTCAGCTTCAACTCTTGAGTAAGTCTTGCCATCCTCCAATTTAAGCGAGAGAATATCTCGCTCAATAGGTTTAAAGCCCTTACTCATTACTAGCGAAGCTTTTGAGAATTTACTCGACATGAGTAGAACCTCCAATACGTTTCATTCGCTCAGGCAGCTCAGGTTCTGGCTTGGCAGTCGGATTGACCGGCTTGAGCGTTTGTTGCTTAGGTGTATCATCCTGCGGATATGCCCAGACCCACACATCAAAAGTGACTGTAAGAGCACCATCCACAGGCTTAAAATTCCGATCACGGATAGTAGCGAAATCTTTCAACTCAAGGAACTGATCCATGAGTTTGAATTTCATTTCGTTCATATCCGAGTTCGGTTTAGCAGGGTCCGGAAAGTAAACCACTTGGTAGCTGTGAGTGCGCTTCTGCCTAGAGAAAAGCTCGGGCTGCACCTGGTCTCCAATCGAAGACACAAAAAATGACGGTTCTTGAAAACCGCCACTCTGTTGTTCCTTATAAATTGGTAGACCTGGGGCAATGGTAGCTAGTAATTGGGCGATTCTAGTAAGAATGTTCATAGCATCCCCTCCAGAACCTTTTGAAATTGTGGTGTGATCAGAGAGCCAAGTTGAGATTCAACAGCTTTTATTGAATCTCTCAGCATAAAATGCCCAGGCACCCAGCCACCACCGCCACGAGTACGGTGACCATTCTCGATGAACGGTGCATATTCAACACCATTGCTAAGTGTAACAGCCATAAGTCCGCCACTCGAAAGCGTCCAGCCTCGGCGAAGTGTACCGGTATCAACTGGAGTCACATTCTCAACAGTTCGTTGAGCCTGTACGCCAACACGTTTCACGCTGGTCTGCATCTCACGCTTGATGGCTTCGGGGTTAGCTTTGGCTTGAACCTTTTGAACCCATGCTTGAAACTCCGCATCACCTACTTCAAAGAAAGCACTCATTTGACTACCTCCTTCGCCTTTTCATCCCTGACCATAGCCACCTCTTGGTGACTGAGATAGCCCGAATATCCCTTGCTGGCGCGCTTGTAGTTTGTGGTACGCCCATTGGCGTCTCTGATCGTAATTTTTGCGCCGGCCGGAATATCAATGCCTACTCTAATCAAAAGTTTGGCGTCATAGTTGTCGGTACCGAAAAACGATTGCTCACTGGCCTTAAGACCTTTAAGCACCACTTTGCATGGTTCGTTTTCGATGATTACGGTATCTTTTCCGTTGGTGAAACCATCGGCATCAACTCCCGGAATAACGCCGTAGATGGTCGCTTTATCAAACCACAGCTTAGAGAGTGGCATGGATCTAAAAGCATCTTCTAGTCCCATAGCTACCACTTCACTTTCCGGAATCCATTGAGCGTGGCGATATAGCTGTCAGTGATTGTATTGACAGCTGCTAACTCCGCATAGACTTGGGCCGGTGACTTGAAAGTGACACTTGTATCACCCTCCGACAGTGAAGCAACGTTTGTGGTCTGTTCGCTTTGGGGAGTGAGCAAGCCATGAGTTGCGATTGTCTGCTGGCACAAAGCTACAATAGTCGGATCTAATTCCTCTGGAAGTTCACTCACAGGAATATGTGTGTAGTTGGCAACGTCTAAAATGACTTTGTTCACCACAAAATTAATGACGGTACCGGAATTATCGGTATCGCTATCGTTAAGGTCTAATACGAGCTTAGTTAAAGTTTCTAATCGTTTGTGTTGCTCCATTGTCAGTCACCTCCTAGCCCGCTGCGGGTGCCGTCACCGTCACTGTGGCAGTACCAGTAACCTTACCGTCTGCTGATGTGCCAGTAATCGTTGCTTCACCGGCCACCACACCAGTGACAGTACCATCCTTCACCGTGGCGATTTTATCGTCACTAGAAGTCCAAGCGACTGTCTTATCAGTAGCATTATCTGGCTCAACCTTTGCGGTTAAAGCGACAGTCTTACCAGCTTCCACACTAGCAGTTGCTGGATCTAAGGTAATCTTAGTCACAGCTACTACCGGTGTTTTGACGGTTACCTTAGTTGTTGCTGATTTACCGCCAACAGTTGCTGTAATATCAGCAGTACCAGCAGCGACAAAGGTCACGGTCCCATCTTTAACAGTCGCAATCTTGTCATCGCTAGATGCCCATACCACCGTCTTATCAGTAGCAGTTTCCGGAGCTACCGTAGCAGTTAAGACAACGGTTTTACCAATGTCGCCGGTTGCAGTCGCTTGACTCATCGTGACACCAGTCACAGCCACCGTCTTAGGGACCACAGTCACTGCTGGGAAATCAAACCGCTTGGACTTAGCACCCTCAGCGTTTACAAGTTCACCGGTAAAAGTACCAGCTGGATATTCTTTAGCTTCTAAATCGACGTGGACTTTTGCACTATCGCCAGTACCAACTTGCTTGTCACCCTGAAAAACATTCAGGGTATATTTTTCATCGGCCAAAATTTAGCCTCCTCTCACTAATATGTTGCACTAAAATCGGCTCCGCCCTCACTGGCTTCTACCTTAACTGTGGTGGGAGCCGCTAGGCTTTTGGGTCGGTTGGTTCCGTAGGAGCGACTTTATCAGCAGTCACGAATTCAATACCAGCCGTCTTAGTCTTGAGTAAGAGCACATCATCATAAGATTGTTCGTAGTACAGATAGTTCCCACTGTTTGAAGCAGTAGGAGCGTCAAAGCCAACAAAGCTATACTTTTGAGGTGCAATCTGAACGCCGTTGTAGATCAAGAACATTTGAATCTGCTTGGCATCATCCACAGCTTTTGAGCCAGTAGTAAAGTCGAAAGCAGTTTGCATCAAGTCAGATGGCACCACGTTGATGTTCACGTCATCTAATGAGTACACAGTCCGAGCGATGTTGCCATTACCTTCAAGTGTCAATTGACGGTTGATAGCTTCAGCACGCTTCAAAATGGCGTTAACCTTTGGAGTTAAGTACAACTCACGGTTATTGCCTGGGATCCGGGCTTCGTCAAAGTTAACCATCATATCATCGAAAGCTTGTAAGATGTTCTTTTCGTCAAGCGTATCGGTGTAGATGCCGCCATCAGCAGCTGCTACCTTTTCTTGATAGAGCTTGCTGTACATTTGACGATCCATTTCTGGCATTTTTTCATCCAGATTAAATTGCTTAGTGATATTAGCGATTGAGATGACCATATTTGATTCGTCAATATCTGATGGGTCAACCAAAGTGCTCCAGTAACGCTCATTGGTCAGCTCATATGAATCCCAGTCGTTGGAATAGTTAGCAGCGACCGGTGTAATGGTCCGACGGGCGCGATCCTTACGACCTTCGTTAATAGTTAATCGGGGTACTTTGATATGCTTAGCGCCATCAAACTTGATAACGCTGTTAGATGGTGAGTTCCACAATTTTTGTGAGAACAGATGACCATCATAAAAGGCTTGTTGAATAGCCTGCTGATAAGCCTCTGCGTAATTTACAGTTGCGTCTGCCATAAATCATTTTCCTTCTTTCGAATTAATTTTTGAAAGCGTCAATCATTGCTTGAGCCGGGTCCGTGTCTTGAGAACCGTCACCACCTTGTGGCTTGTAGTTCCCTTGACTGCCCTCATCAAACAGGTAAGCGTCCGATTGCTTCAGGGCTGATAATTGATCGTCAACGCCCTTTAAATCACCATTATCAGTGAGCTCAATCTTATCCATATCTAACAAGGCTTTAGCGGCTTTGGTGTTACGGACCTTTGCGCCACTTAGAACAGTGTCTAAAGCGCCGTTAAGCTTAGTCTGGTGTAACTGTCCTTGCAGGGCTTCGGTATCGGTCTTGTACTGGTTTTGCAGGTCTTCGAGTTGCTTTGTCAGTTCTTCGGAGTTGCCTGCCTGTTTTTGCAGTGATTTTAGATCCTTATCCCGCCCGGTCAATTGCTCCTTAAGTGATGCGTTTTCGGTCTTTAAAGCCTCCACATCACCTAAGCCTGACTTAGCTTTTTCAATATCAGCGCCATTGGCAGCCATAATTTTGTCCATTTGTTCCTCGGTTAAACCCAAGCCTTTCAATAATTCACGTTTCATATAAAACACTCCTTCTCGCTAGATTTACGTGGGGCGACCACGATCAGGGTAAAACAAAAAGCAGTTTTACGACGTGCTGAGGTCAAAGGTTAAACTACATATTTCTTTTTCCATTCTTTGAAACTCATATTTGGGCCAGTCTTCCATCTTCCGGAATCAGGGTCACGATAGCCCCGTAACAACACTGGCGGTAACCCTTCCAGCCAAGGCATCGTTGTGCAACGGCAATGCGGATGCATAACTGGAGCATTTTTGCCCTCCACCTTATCAATAACTTTGAAATGCTGGCCATCAAGTGCCGCGCACACATCACAAGTATGAGATTCAAGCGTTGCTGAATACTCATACCAATCGATCTCATTGTCTTCATAGGATTTAAAAGTCGCTTCCTCAGCCACATGAGCCATCTCAGTCACGATCAGGCGGTGAACATCATAGCGTTTGATATCACCAAACTTGGCCCGAAACATCGAAGTTACCTTGGCCGGACCATATCCCATAAGAGTGCCACGGACAATTACGTCCATAACCTCGTCAACCATCGTATTGCGATAGGTGCCCCAGACGTGTTGTGAGAAGTTACTACCTTCCCATGGCCGTGACACCACAGCCCGGAGTAGTTGCTCGTCAAATACAGCATAAATCACAGCAAAATTTTGCATCATCGACTGAGAAGCATAAGAGGTACGAGTGTACGTATCGATGTACTGATGGACTAGCTGTTGCTCCATCTGATCGGTTTGATTGTCGCTAAAGCTAGCAGTGAGTATCTTTAGCTGGCTCTCCAGTTCTTGCAACCGAGCTACTCTCGAACGTAAATACTCGGCATCAAGTAATTCTGGAAATTCACCGGCCTTAGCACGCGCAGCAAACTGCTCCAAAGTCATTCGCCAGTTCTTAGATTTAACATCCTTGAGTAGTTTACGAGCTTCGTCTTTATCCACACCTTGGTTGTTGGCGTATCGGACGGTGAACTTCTCAATCTCAGATTGAAGTTCTTTTTCAAGCACTCCGAGCTGTGGTTGCAAGGCCTTTTCAAATTCTTCGGTTGATCGTATCTCACGTGCTTTAATTTGGAGAAAACGTTTCTCCCAGTAAAGCTGGTTATTACTCTTCTTCCGACTCATCCTCATCATCCTCTACATCGTCTAAGGCACCGGGGTTCGAGTATCCGTCACGTTTTACGATATCATCTTGACGATCTTCCAATTCTTGCTGATAGTCCGTCACGATTGGGTTAGCCTTGGCAATCGCCTCATCAGAACTAACCGCTGCCACTTGGCTCACCATTTGGGCTTGCTCTAAATCATTTTGAATGGCTGTACGAGTCCAGGTCTGATTGATTTTGCGACTATCCCATTGAGCAGCGTTCAACTGCTTCATGATGGCTCTAACCAATTCGGATAAGCCATCTCTAAAGTTAGCCTCAGTGTTACTAGCCTTTAGCTCTAAATGACCGTAGAGTGCCTTAATTGCTGTCCCGCTGGCATTGCCAATCGCTTTAAAGTCGACCGGGTTCACACCCTGACCATGCACGAAAATATCTGACTTGGTGACCTCCATTAGGGAGTTGCGGGCGTCCACAGGGATATCAATGGTGAGCTTGTCGATACCGGATTTATCGGTACCACCCATGGAATTCATCTTGATAGCCTTGTCTTCTTTAAGCGAACGTCTGAACTCAGCCAGGTCTTCACCACCGTAGTTAGTTAGCACCAAGATAACTTCTTGCACGTCATCAACGTCATTCACGAAACCGTTGTATACATTGTCGTACACGTCAATCAGGCCCTTGTACTTGTACAATTCCGGCCGTTCAAACTTGTTCTTGGGGAACGCAATAAATGGGATTCGACCGAGATTATGGACTAGCCGATTACTTGTACCAGTCTCGACACCGGTAGTCGTATCATAAAAAGTAAAGCGGTCATTGTACGGTTGCAGTTCTTCATAGTTATTGCTGGTATCCTTAAAGACCGTCACGTCTTTATCCGTCCAATACTCGTGAATCTTAAAAAGCTTGCCAGTATCGGGGTCCAGCTGGCTATATGACCGTCTGACTGCTAAAAGCTTACGGTCTAAGTCACTTGTGTAAATTGGGATAACCTGATCAGGTGGCACAATACCGTATCTAAACTTCTTGTCCTCGTCAATCCAATAGTGAACCCAAGCAACGCCAGCGTTGGCAGCGTCAACTACTAATTGGTTCATACGCAGATTGAAGTTATCACCTAGTACCTCATCAATCTCATCGTTGAGCCCATCATCTTCCACATCAATCTGCGGAGGAACAGTTGCCACGTAGCCAGCTTCCTGATCAACCAGCAACTGGTGATAGTTGCTAGACACTCGGTTGTCAGCCTTACGCAACGGCTCATCTTTGCCGTCTTCTTTGAGCTTCGACTCGCCGTTATTACGAATCGTGATGTCGTTTTTATTGAAGTAGTAGTCCAGGGACTTCTTATACTTACGGGAAAATTCAAGGCGTCGCTTATCGGTGTTGCGAAGCAGTTCTTGCATTTGTTTTACTTCCAAGGCACGAAGCCCCCTTTCTTCATCAGTGTTTCAAGTTCATAACGTGTTTTATCAATGGAGTGATCGTCACCATCGGGATAACCACTCTTAAAGTTCCCGTTAGCATCTCTTGCTAACTCATAACCTGAGAATTCACGAGCTGTATTCGGGCACCGCACTGGATCAATAATAATTTCTCGTAAATCTTGTAGCCATTTGAATCCATGCTCACGTGAACCAGGGCCTTTCTTAGCACCTAGGACATTTAAGCCAAGGTCTCTAAACTCGGCAATGGTTCTCGGTTCAGCAGAGTCTGCAATGATCGGTTCATTCATTGGATTAAGCTTGCGAATTGCCTCAACCGCTTCCCTGTTCGTCATGCCAACGCTGTAAATCTCGTTGTAAAGAAAAATGCGCCTACGAGCTGAGTCGTAGTACGCATCACCATAAGCTAGTGGATCGTGAGCAAAACCAAAGTCCAGCCCGTGATATATCTTGTCGAAATGTGAGATTTCCTCATCGGTAATCTCTCTGATTGTGAGGTTATTGAAAACCTCAGCGCCTGTCCCAGTTACCTCGCCAAGGTATTCATGAGCGTAAGCTTTAGGGTTATCCTTTTTAAGTTGTTCAGCATCGGCTAAGAATTCCTTACCAAGCCACTCTTTAGGGACCGTCAAGTAATCTGAGTTATGGACTAGTGTATCGTCGCGCAGTCCTTCTTTTGTACTTACCTGATTCACCCAATTATTAACGTTGGCTGGTGGATTGTAGGAGTAAAAGGTGATGATGTCGCTACCGCCACGGTTGAGCGATTGGTTAATATTACGTAAATCCAACCAACTATCAAATTCGTCTGCTTCTTCGTAATGCTTGAACTTCGTATAACCATGTCTGAATTTCTGCGATTTGATTTTACGGGGTTTATCCGCACCCAGAAAACGAATCTGTTGTCCTGTTGGTAAGTACGTCAGCATCAAAGGGCTGTATGAGTCCAGCCATTTACTAGCAACTCCTAGCGAGTCAACCGCCCATAAATATTGGTCAAAAACTGAACGCCTCAACGTGTCTGCAACCTTACGTAGAACTACCGCATTCGCATCCGGGTCATTCATCATACCTACAATAATTATAAGCGAAATAAAAGAGGACTTGGTTGATCCACGGCCCCCATTTAACCAATAATTCGAATGTTTGTTTTCCAAGATATCCCAAACCAGTTCGTCGAACGCTGGCGCCGTATGATCTAGCAGGTTAATTTCATCAGCCATCGGTATCACCTCGTGGTCGAATTACAATCTTAACGGGCCCGCCATCGGTGCTGACATCATGCTTATCCGTCCACATTGCATATCTTTTACCCATGAGTTCCGCAGCCTTAACACGATCAGAAATCTTAGCCGGTACTTCAACCACATAACCACTAGGTGTAACAATCTGTTCTCTAACTTCACCTCGCCGGACGGATGATAAAAACTCAACAATGTCTTGCTGTGAGTCAACCTTTTCTGATTGCAATCGCTCGGTGCGTTTTTCAAGTGCTTTCATAATTTGTGGTTTTTTAAGGTTTTCGTTGCCAGTTTGACCAGCTGTTTTCTTGGAATATCCTGCTTCGATGGCGGCCTGCGTAGCGTTACCGCTGACAATGTATGATTCAATGAACTTCTGTTGCTTAATCGTTAGCTTAGCCATTTCACAGACCTCCTTTCAAATAAAAAGAGCGGGCAATAATCCCACTCTCAAAAAAGCTATTTTTCGAGAACTGCTTTTAACTCGCTCTCATCAATATACTTCCACAAGTCGTAATTCTCGAGGTCCGATTGATACTCATCAATCATTTTTGCAGCAGTCTTAATGTCACATTTTGACTTGGCATCTCTGTACAAACTAATTGTCAACATCAATACATCTTTTAAGCTAGCAATCTTACTCTTGGGTTCAGACTCATACTTTTCATAGACTTCATTAAAGCCATCAGAAACTCTTTTACTCATAGTTCCTCCTACTCAAACGAAATAGTCAAAACCGGCCGATTATCTCTAACGTGTTTATTAGCTTTACTGAGACCAATTAATTCTATTTGTTTACTAGGCAGCTCTTCACTGTCAGTATCTCTACCCAATGGGGTTTTACCATATAATTTCAAAAATTCTTTTTGAATGTTTTTATCAAAATTATTTGGGTACACAATAAAATTGTCTGTATATTTAATTTCATTCGCTAAATTTTCAATGGCCTGTTTAATGCCATCTTCATCTGCGAATGCCCATACTTCATTGCGAAGCTCAACAACGTTTTCGAAATTCCCATATTTCAATATCTCTTCAACGGCGCGTTTTGTTTTTTCTGTCAATCTCATAACTGCCATCCCCAATCATATTAGATTAACCTAAGCATAACAAAACCCCAGCATCTCTGCTAGGGCCGTTTGGAGGTTCAATCAATAAATTGGGCAGTAGTATTGATTGATAAATTTTTCATACTATCATCTTACTACGGCGAAAAGGGCATGTGTTGACACGTTTCGGGCATCATTTGGACAAATCATTAAGACCATCAATTCCAAATAACATTATACTTAATTCGTTCACAGCGGCATGCTCATCACGACGGACTGTCTTTTCATCCACATTCAGATAGGTGGCAATGCGCTTAATGGTCAAAGTGGGTAATTGCAAATAAAGTTTCTGAATCACTGTGAATCGACGGCTCTGTTCAGGCGAACCACCCTCACAAATAACACGATAGCGATCAATCACTTCATTCACGAATTCCATCATCTCTTTGGACCGGGCCCGATACCCTAGCAGTGAATAGAGGTTTAACTCCTTCTTGGATAACGGTGCATCATCTTCCAGCGCAGGTAGTTCCACATCGAGATGATTTCGCAATAGCTGATAATTTTGCAACAAAACACGGGTATTGCGTAACTTCAACTCTGATTCCATAGCTGCAAACTTGTTGCCACGAAGAATCAATTTATCAACCAGTTTATCGATTGTTTCATCTGATAGCTCAATTGCCACTTTGGTCACTTCCCATCATAGCCAATTCTTTAATGATTTCATTTCGTTCGCTAACTGATAATTTTGCATGAGCTTCCCTTACCGTATTTGGCATCGAAGCAAAATTTTTACTCATGGCGATAATGGTCTTTTCTAGATCGTACTCACGAAATTCCAGTTGCTGAATGAAGTACGTTTTGAATTTAATTTGATTTTGATTAATCGTGATCAGTCCTTTCTGGTATACTTTTAGTAGTTTGGAGGGGAAATTTATGAAGAAATCAGTTTTAGCTACGCTTGCTTTAAGTGCTGGGTTAGTCGGAGGCCTCATTAGTACGCAATCTGCTTCTGCCAAAACTACATACGTTTCGGCAATGCCCAAAGCATTTCGTCATACCTGGTATCGTGGGAATCAATCACTTCGCTTTACTGCCCATACTTGGGCCAACGGGGTAAAGGGGCAAAAGTTTGCCTATGTTGCAAAATTCAAAAAAGTAATTCGCTTCAAAATCAAAGGCGGTTACGAATACATACCGGCTGTAAATGCTGATGTTCCAGCCTTTGTTGTTAAGCACAATCATCTTTATGCTAAAAATCAACAGGATGGTTGGGATCGTTACCACCGCTAATATCCGTTCTAATTAGGAGGAGAAAGAATGTTTAAAAAATCTACTATCGCAATGCTCACATTAAGCGCCGGATTGATTGGTGGTGTGTTAACCACAACCACATCAGCAGATGCTGCTACTTGGCATAAAGGGATGCCCGCTGCTTTACGAGGAACCTGGAAAGCAAAGCATACTGGCCCAGCTGCGCCTAACAACAACATTATCAAGATTTGGAGTACCTCGTACGCTTGGTCGCCTAGTTATACGCACTCACGTAACACCCGTTACGCATACTTAGGCCACCATAAATACCGTATTTTAGAAGATGTTAGTTGGTCTAAAAAATCAATGGGTACCACCTTTAAGTGGTATTCAAAACATCACATCTCAGTTAGTGGCAGGCAATGTTATCGCTAAGATTTGCTAGCACTCCTCGGAGTGCTTTTTTTAATTCAACGCCCGATAGGATTGAATCGGAATGTACTTAGGATTCCACGGCAACCACTTGATCGGATGCCCAATTTCTTCCTTACTTACGACTTGTCCCAATTTAAAATTCGGTAGATCTTCCCAAGAATAGTAATACAGGTATTTCCCGACTAGCCAGATTTCAATTAGTCCGTCTTGCACATACCAATGCGCATGGACTTTTGCAGTTGCCATCTAATGCCTCCTTTAATCTTCTCTCCAATCATCTACTAAGTCACCAGGCTCAACGTCCAAAGTTTCCGCAAGTCTCCCGAGAGAAACTAAACTCATGCCGTTAGCCCCTTCACCATTTAACGCAGCTTCTAACGTTCCCTGTGGAACTCGGGCTGTGACAGCTAGCGGGGTACGCTTCCATCCTTTTTCGTTCATAAAATAGTGCAAGTTTTTAGCTAACGCTTTTTGAATCTTAGTCATAATCACTCACTCTCGCTTTCTTAATTTGAGCCTTAACAGCCGCTAACAGTTCATCTTGGCTTTTGGCCTTACCCTGTAAGACTTTCATAACTCGTTCATCCACCGTATTTTCAGTGACCAAGTGATATACCGTAACCGGTTGACTTTGTCCTTGTCGGTCCAGGCGGGCATTGGCCTGCTGGTAATATTCCAACGACCATGTCAGGGAGAACCATACGATAATGTGGCCCCCAGCCTGCAAGTTTAGCCCGTGACCGCTGGATTGTGGGTGAGCCAAAAGAACGGGAATCTTACCAGCGTTCCAGTCGTCAATCACCTCTGAGGTTAAATCAACCGCTTCTGGATGACGCTTCATGATGCGCTCTCGATCGTGCTTGAAGTTGTAGAACACCAAAACAGGTTGCCCATTAGCTTGTTCAATCAAATCATCCAAGGCCTCTAACTTGGCTTCATGAACTGGCAAAGCTTTACCGTCCTCGTCGTAAATGGCACCACTAGCCAACTGCAACAACTTGTTAGCTAGGACCGCCGCATTGGCTGCCACAATTTCGTCTTGATTCAAATTCAATACATAATCTCGTTCCATGGTGTCATACACCTCGCGCTCTTTAGCCGAAAGTGAAACGGTCACAACTTCATCAGTTCGGGCTGGCAATTTTAAATGATCAGCCTTTTTCATCGAGACACAAATGTCACCAATACGATCATAGATGGCATCTTCAGCGCCATTTTGAAGATTCCACGAATAGACCACATGCCCGCTAGCCTGTCCCGGATAAAAATAATCGTTGCGGTATTGGGTCACAGTGCGGCCTAACCGTTTGCCTCGGTCTAAAAGATACAACTGAGGCCAAAGGTCTAGCAACGTGTTCGGTGCAGGTGTACCGGTTAAGCCAATCACCCGTTCCATCAATGGTCGAACTTTACGCAGTGCTTTAAATCGTTTTGACCGGGTCGACTTAAAACTGGATAGCTCATCAATGACTACAGTTTTAAATGGCCATTTCTTGCCATACAATTCCGTCAGCCAAACTACACTCTCACGATTAGTGATGTAAATATCAACATCTTCAGCTAGTGCTGACATCCGCTGATTGGGCGTACCAGTCACAACTGAATAGGTAAAGTCTGAAAATTGGTCCCACTTATGAATCTCTGCGGGCCAAGTACTTTGGGCAACTTTCAATGGTGCAATGACTAGCACTTTATCAATAACCTCAAAGTCTTTCATGAGTTCATGTAAGCCCGTCAAGGTGGCTAACGTTTTGCCCAGCCCCATATCCAGAAATAATCCAGAATATGGGTGAGCCTCAATCCAATCGACCGAATAGCGCTGGTACTCATGCAGTTTGGCTTCCAAATAATCAACTCCAGTTCAAGAAAAAATGATTCACATCAAGCTTTGTACAAAGTACCGCGGTGCGTTGTCGAAACTGATTTAGCTTATCCAGCCAATGCTGTTGAAGTGGACGGGGATTAAACTCAGCGCTACGCTTCAATTCGACAAAGACTAACAGTCCGTCCTCTCGAATTAAAATTCGATCGGGAACACCAGCATTTCCAGGCGAGACAAACTTAAGCGACAGCCAGCCAAACTTTTTAGCCTGCTGGTTCAAATATTTTTCAATATCATTTTCAATCTGCATAGCAAACTCCTATGCCTCCCACCCACCCTTTTCTCATTGATTTTCGGTGGCGGCTACATTACTACCGAAAATCACGGAAACTATTATTAGGCCAATTAGGCGTATATAGCGTATACATATATACCTAAATACCCTTTTTCTAAAAGTAGTAGGTTTTAGGTAGTATTGTAGCAACGGGCTGTATGCGTCTTACTCTCACAATGACTTGGGCCTGCTACTTTGCTTGCTACCTGCCTGCTACATTACTACCGGCTAAAATTTCTGCCTGCTACCTTGCTACTTTACCTGCTACCTTTTAGGACCCCGGTAGCAACCTGAGATATGCAACTTGGCGGCCATAATCTTTACCAAAACTTGATTGACCTTTATTCGTATTAGCCTTTCGCCATCCGTCCATATTGGTCAAAATATTTCTGATTTCAGCCGCCTTAACTGGAATCAAATTCCTAGGATCACCCTTTAAAAGTTCGTTCCAGACTTCCATGACGCTAACTTTTTCACGTCTAACACTCCCCTCTGGTGCCAGTTCATCTTCCCCAAAGTCTTGAATGTATCGACGCCGGTCGTCAGCGCTCCTCTCATACCAATCGCCAGTAATAGGAATATCCACAAACTCTTGAATCATACCCTCTAAGGCATTCACTTCTGTGTGCAATTTTTGCTGTTCAACAGCTAACTGTTCTTCGCTGGCCGTAAGGTACAATTTTTCACCATTGTCATACAGGAATTTTGCTTCAGCCCAAATTTGGTCACGAACTTCATTAGTGAGGTCATCCCACACGGATTTCTCGGGGGTATTGACGCCCACATCTACCGGCCAAAAACGCCGGTTACCTGTACGGTCTCGCAGAAATTCACTGTCATTGCTTGTGCCCCAGAAAACACATTGGCGTTTGAAGTAACTCTTGTAATGGCCGTAAGCTACCCGAAAGATATCTTCTGTCTTACTAATAAAGTGCTTGGTAGCTTCAATGTCTGCTTTTTTGGTAGCGTTCATTTCACCCATTTCCATAATCCAAGTACCTTGTAAGCTCTCATAGGCATCTTTGCCGGAAACGCCTTCTAGTGAGTTTGAGAACCATTTTCCAGCTAGAATCTGCGGTAAACTGGTCTTCCCAATCCCTTGTGGGCCACTGGTCACTAGCATGTAGTCAAACTTCACGCCTGGGCGTTCAACCCGGGCCACTGCTGCGGCTAAAAACTTACGAGTGACAGTACGAACATACTCGGTATTTTCGGCACCGAGATAATCGACCAGCAGGGTTTCAACCCGCTTCACGCCATCCCATACCAAGCCATCGAGATATTCTCGCACCGGATGATAGCGGTTCTGTTCGGCCTCAAGAATAAAAGCATCATCCACTTTACCCTTGTTCACAATTTTGTAAGTCATTTCAAGATAGGCTCTCAGACCCGCAATATCGCTATCTTTCCACCACGGCTCATCACGAAGTTCCCGCCATGGCATGTCCCGCTTAATCTCTAACCGCTGACTGAAACTATCAAGAGCAAACGCATCTTTCAAATTGGGGTCATGATCAAGGATCAGTTTCAAGTTAGTCGCTGTACTGTCAATCACACCTGCGTCGGTCATATCTAACTCACGCATCCAACTGTTGTCATCTTCAACAATGTCAAAATCAGCGTGAGCGTCACTAATCTGGGCTTCAGCTAAGGCCTGTCGCACTTCATCGTCCGCCCGGGCGAAATCACCCATCGCCTTGTAGCTTGGTAGTCGCGTCACCGGGGTTCCCGGCTTCGCCTCGTCGTCTAAGTCACCAAACTTCTGCTTACGAACCAGGTCAAAGGCACTATTGAGCGTGTCCCCCACTGGGTCAGTCCCATGGTGACTGTAGGCGAACTTGTCTTCGTACAGGACCAGGCCACCCTCCGTTGACCCGTTAATGTAGGTGTACCGGTCGGGGTGACTCGTTGGCGCGTATACGTCAGGCAAGAACTTTTCAATGGCGTCTACAATTGAGTAAGTTCGGTTAAAAGCGCCAATAACGCCTTTCTTTTCCAGAGGGTCGCTCTGCCGTTTGGCGGCTGACACATGAACGTCTTTTTGCCGTGAACTTTCAGGCCAAAACGTGGCGTCATGCCAGTCATCATACTTAGCTAGAATTTCGTCAGGGTCTAGCCAGTCACCGTCCATGTACTCGAAGAAGTACTCACCATCAATCGAGTGGCTCGGCCAGTACATGAGCCGTTCCGCTTGATAGGTGGTATCGTCAAACAGATCCATGCCGAAAATCTGGGCAACCTTACGGGCGACTGGCTGATACTCTTCCGCCGTCACTATCCGAGACATCGGGATGATTAACCGCAGGCGGGTGTGCCCAGGTCCATGACTGTGGGTTGAGTAAACTGCAATGGCGTTATCAAACAGTAACTGAATTTCATCCCACATGTCGGAGGTGGCAAAATCTGCGTCTAGCGTAATCAGCGACCGGGATTGAACTTTGTCAGCTTTGCGTCGACCTTCTTTCAGAAAGCCACCAACGTAGCCGCCAACGTCTTTGACTTCGTCGCGTTTAGCCTTACCCAGCTTCATAAACCGATCATAGGTCTCTTGCGTCACAGTCGGTCTACTCAGCCGGTCAACGAACTCGCTCCAGCGCATAGTCTCGTTGTGCCACTTTTTCTCAGTTCGGGACTGGCCAACCGCTAAGTTCACGTCCCGGTCATGCGCTGCTTTGATGATTGTGTTGGCCTCCTGCATTTCAGCACCTCCTAATCCTTTCGGTAATAATTCGTTGTGAAGCCTGCCGCATTGAGTGGCAAGCCTTTCGCCCACTGAGGCACCTCACACATCACAGCTTCCATCTGGGCTAAATCAGCGTCTAAATTGACTTCAGCCACCACCTCATCATGCACATGGAACACGGCATGAAAACCAGCAGATTCTAACCGAAGCATGGCTTCAGCTAGGAGGTCTCGCGCTGTTGCCTGCACAATGTTTTCAACCAACTTACCGCCGTAAGTTTCAAGCTTGGCAAAACCAACGTGTGTACCTTGACCATCGTAAACAATACGATAGCCGTAATCACCTTCTTCTAATCGTGGGTTGGCGTAGGCTATCCGGCGCCCACTGGGTAACTGGATAAACAGAAAGTCATCTTTAACAAAGGCCTTAAGCCCTTTTGACATTCGTTGCGCGCCACCATTTTCAATGGCCTCGATCACACCGGCTTGAACTTCTTTCCAAAACGCCACGACGTGCTTGTTAGCTTTGCGCCAAGAGGTTACTAAGTCCGGCAATTCATCTTCTGGGATGCCCATATCAAGGGCACCCATCGCAATTAACGCACCAGAGCCCCCTTGATACCCCAGAGCCAGCGTGGCCACCTTGCCCCGTTGCCGAATCTTTTTATCGATATCGGTTTTTGGGATATTAAACATCCGGCTGGCAGTAGCTTTGTAGATATCTTCGTTGTCCGCAAATTCTGCCAGTGACCATTTTTCATTGGCAAACCAGGCAATTACCCGAGCTTCAATCGCACTGAAGTCGCAGATCATAAATTGCTTGTCTTTTGCTGGTACTAATGCGGTTCGAATAAGTTGTTTAAGCGTGTCAGACACATCATCAAACAACAGCTCGATTGCTTCACCATCCCGTTCCTCGACCAACTCGCGAGCAATATCAAGCTGGGTTGGGTTCATGTAGTTGCGAGGCAAATTTTGAACCTGAACCAGTCGCCCTGCCCAACGCCCAGTCCGGTTGGCACCGTAGAATTGAAGTAAACCGTGGATCCGGTCATCTGACCGACATTGGGCGTTCACCATGGTCAGATATTTCTTGGTGGATGAGTTACTGAGGCTTAGTCGAAGTCGCAGAGTGGTCTGAACCACCGCCGGCAAATTGCCTTCTTCAAGCGCTGCTTGGATGGTTGCCTTGCCTAGGGTTTTGAACTCCACGCCTAGAGTCTTTAGCCAGCCCTTAAACTGCAATAGGCTGTTGGGATTGTCTAGTCCAGTAACTTGCTTCAATTCAGCATTATGCAGGTCGTTTAAGCCATTCATCAGCTCAATCGCCCCTTGGGCTAGCTTGACGTCGATTCCCACGCCGCGATCATTAATTCGCTGGTCCATGGCATATAAGTCCCACTCGCTTTTACGGACTGGAAACTTCTTTAGCTTGTCCGCAATTGCCATTTCTGTTCGCACGTCCTGCCGGTTGTACGATACGTACAGGGACCACTTTTCTGGGTCATCAGCTGGTAGGTTACGAGTACGGTGATCATTGGCCTTAGTTGGCTTGCAGGGTTTAGAAAAGAAGTTGATCAGCTGAGTGCCCCGAGTGTCTTTTTGCTGGTCAATCTTCAAATACTTGGCGACCTGGCCTAACCCAGCTGGCAACCCTAACTCGTTAGCAACCACCATGGTGTCATGCCACTGACTTGGATCCAGTGTTTTGTTTAGCATTTTGCCAATAGCCACTCTTTCAAATTGGGCATTATAAGCAATCTTAATTACCGCTGGGTCTGTGAGGGCTTTTAAAACACCAGCAGGAAGTTGTGAACTCTTGTCTGTTAAATCAATGGTCTCAACTTCTCCACCGTCTTCAGCATAGCTAAAAATTAAAATCTCAAAGCTTGGATCATCAACATATCTGTAGACACCAACCTTAGGCAAATCAGCCTCGGAATAGGTTTCAATATCAATGTTTAATTGTTCGATTTTGACCATCCTTCCTTAGTTGCTGAATTTTAATTTGTTCTTTTTGCCACTGAACCAAGGCCGTAAAGGCCCGGGGGACTTTCTTTGCTGTCATCAAAACCCCTCCTAGTCGAATAAATCTTCATCATCATCGCTATCGTCTTCCCAGTCATCAAAATCGTCTTCGGCTTTGGAACGACCTCCCAGAAAGTCACCGTCGGCCACCTTTTGAACATTGTTCAAACCAGCTGAGATGCCCTTATTACCAGCAGTGTTGTAGGCGTAAAAATTAATTGAGGCCCGGACGTACATTCCTGAATAAATTTCGCTGGCATCCATAATTTCGTTTAACTGGGCATCAACAATCCCTGGCTTGGTCTTGCTTGACACGTTAATGAACATCATGCCCTTGAACTCCGGACGTTCCTCCGTGTCCATTTCCTCATCACCGTCTCGAAGCGTGGTCTTCAGGTTTGCTGGAAGCTTGCCATTAAATTTGCTGGACTTCCCTGCTTCAGCGGCAGCCTTTTGGGCACTTTTAATCTTTGTTAATGTCGCCTTATCCGTCTTTGGGATCAGTAGCATTACCGAGTATTTCGGGTCCTGGCCCTCAAATGCATCTGGTTCCAATAAGTGAACAAATGAAGCCCGAGCCTTGCCAGTGATTACCTTGGTAGTGTTTTGTGTGTTTGTCATAATGTATAATCTCCTCTTTACTTAAAATCGTTTTGCGCTTCTGCAATTGAACCCATTGCTGGGCGTGAATCTGAGTCTGGTACTAAAGTTGGTTTACCTTCAGGCTTGATGATTAAGGAGCCGAGTAGCTCAGCGAATTTATCTTTTCCGGTCAGCTTTTCTAACTTGGTGATACTTTCTAACTTGGTTTGAACAATATCACGCTTGAGATAACCCGCCTTACGAAGAACGTCTTCCGCTGCACTTTCATCTGTAATCTTACGATTCGATCGCCCAGCCACAACTTTGTAGCCTGGTAGGGCCATCTTTCCATCAAGAACCTGCTTGGTGGCGTAAAATTCTACGGCATCTAACCATTTTCGAATTCGGTCAGTTTGACTTAGTATGTCTGCGATTTCGTCGGGTTTGAGACTATTGGCTTCTTTAAATTCGTACTGTCGGATCCTTAAGTTAGTCTCTGCTAAGTGCCGACAAAAACCGGCTGCCTTGTAAAAGTGCCAAGTGCTAGGATCGTCGAAATTCCATTCACCAGCGCCATTTAAAGCGTCGTCCGCTGCTGGCTTAACCACCGTCTCAGCCCAGTCCATCAAGTCCTTATAGCTAATCTCAAAGCTATCCACGTTCCCTAACCGCGGTTGTGAGATGGTCATCTTGACGGTCTCAAACTCGTAGGCCAGATTGTACTCAGCGATGGCGCCTAACGCGTATAGCATAAGTTGAACATTGTGATTAGCGCGAACCTTAACCCCTTTGCCGTACTTAAGATCCCAGATTTCAAGACGCCCGGTAGTTGCAATAATCGTGTCAGAGGTTCCATAGCCACCCGGTGCCCATTCGGAGTAATCCACTCGCTCTTCAAGCATGATATCCGCATCTGGGATAGCATTGTAATCCTCCATCACCAGCCCGACATGAGCATCGGTGTAATCCTCCATTGACTGGTTGTAGAAATCACTCGCTTTAATTTTTGCCATCCGAGTCTCATACTCAGAGTCTAAAATTTGATTGGTAGCTTGACGGAGCTTTAGCTCTACCAACGAATGCGCTGTTGTCCCTTCCGCTGCGTAGGCAGATCCAGTATCCGGGATCCCCATTTCCATCCATAGGGATGGCGGATTATTAATCCATTTACCCGCCCCACTAGCTGAGAGTGTCGCGTGTGATGTTGGACTTGCCATTTACTCCAACTCCTTTAAAGCTACTAAAAATTTGGGATAATCATCAGAATTGACTTCCGACAGCTTGTCCGCCTTGAATTGGTCTTTCATAAGCGCTGTTACCTCCGACTTTTTGCCAGCTTTCAACAGAACTTTGATTTCGCTTTGCAGGTCGGTCTTAGTAACTTGAGGTGTTTCTGTTTTAGCTTCATTCTTAGGCTTAGCTGGTGCTTTAGGCTCGGCAACCGACTCATTTTCACCGCCGGGGGTCCACGTGTCTGGAATTGCTTCCGCTACGACGGTTGTGCCAGTGAGCATGGATGTAGCCAACTCGTCCATGTTTTTCTTCAGATCTTCCAACGTGTTACCTGAAATAGTAATTTGAATCATATGAGTGTCCTCCTATTCATTTCCCAGTAGACCATTTAACTGGTCTACGATTGAGTTTAGTTCCTTACGTACCGACCAAATTTCTGCATTATTAAACGGGTCGTATTTTTCAACGTACTGCAAAAACATTTGCTTTCGGCCAAATTCCGCGGCGAGATCTACCACTCGTCCAACGTCGCAATCTTTGATTTCAAGCTTGCCGGAAAGAAAACTAATTCGACTTGCTAGACCGGCTTGCGTTGAAAATGTTCCATCAAATGCCTTCATCTGTTATCCTCTTCTTCCCATTCGTGTTCTTGGCAGCGGGCCAAATCTGAATCTTCATAACTGATTGACTTACGGTCTTCATGACGAGCCGCTAGGTTAGCATAAAAACGATCCTCATCACTCATCTAGCTCCCCCATTTCTTCAACTCGTGCCAGTTCCAGAAAATGCTGCCATTGCTCAAACCGGTAAGTTGCTAGTGCTTGGTAGTTCACCGGGGTGCGCATTAGCTTAGCGTGCCAGTAATTGGCTTGTTCTTTGTTAGTCACGTGATATACTCCTTTTAGATAAGTTTTTTTGTTTTAGTCAGCTATTTGCGGTAGCTGGCTTTTTTTACTGCCAAAATTTACGCCACAGCCGTTTGAAGATATTCGGCCGTTTGGTTTTAAAAACGATCCGTCGGTAAACATATTGGTCATTGACTGGAATCACCTCCTTTCAAAAATTCATCTGGTTCAACGCCCGCAATTTGAGCAATTCGTTTCAACCGCATTTTGTTCGGCCGGTTCTTCCCTTTTTCCCAGTTATTGACTGTACCGCTGCGCCCCTTGCCGGGCTTGCCGTCAATACGTTCAATGAACTCTTCCATTGAAAGATTCTGAGCTAAACGCAATTCGCGAATTTTCTGGCCGAGCGTGTTGGCTGGCTTCGGATCGTGTCCTAAGATTTCATCAACCGAAACTCGGTAATAGTCCGCCAAGGAAATCAATACCTGATATCCTGCCTCCCGTTCGCCGCGTTCATACTTTGACAACAAATCAGCTGACACGGTCCCGCCAAGGGCATCCGAAACTTGCTTGATGGTTTGCCCTCGTTTTCGTCTCAGGGTTCTAAGTTGTAAGTTTATGATTATCACCGTCCCTTCTTGTCCGAAAACTCGTCTATTCTGAGCCGGCCTCCACTGATATACTTGAAACAGATTGGAGGTGAAAAAAATGGACGAAAAAACTTTTGAAAGTCGTTACGAAACAGCTCGAAAATCAGCTTTATCGAAGTTGGAAAGTAAATACCACAAAGAGATGCAATTAGCTTCAGAAAAAGCCGCCAAAGATATCGAAACCGAAGAAAATTCGATGTCAGTCTTAATGCGCTACGTGCTGCAAGCCATTGATAACAGAGCGGTCTTCGAACGAGAAATGAACCATGAAACGCTTAAAGCCTTTCTCGTTGATCAAGATTCTTAAGGTGGTCCTCAATCGCATCTACTACAGCCTTTCCATCAGCCTCTCGTTTTCCGCTTAAACTACTTGCGATAGTTTCGAGTGAATTAGCAATACGAGAAAGATTATTGTCGATGTTGTATAGCAAAAGCTCTTTCTTATCCATAATCACTTAACCCCGAAAAATTCTTCGGGGTCTTTTTTAAATTCCAGCCAACCCCAAACCACAGTGGACGCGCCTACGATTACTAAACTGATTTCTAAAACTGTAAAAATCATAATTATTCCTCCTACTAGTCATTCCTGGTCAAAAACATCAATTACCCGCCTAGGTCTTTAGTCATTAAACATTTGATGTTTCATTAGCCAGTCATGAACTGCTGGTAAATAATATCGTCGTTGAGTTCCGACCATGACGAACGGAAAATCCGGCTCATACAGGAACCGCTTGTCAGCCGTGTTAACATCCACATGGAGAACCTTTGATGCTAAATCCTTGCGAGTCATTAGTTCCATTGGTACTTGAGTTGGCATGGCCATTCCTCCTCATCCTCGGCCTCTTCAATTTCAACGTTCTTGACGCCGTAAGCAATAAACTTATTAACGATTGAAGTGACTGTTAAGCCTGTCTCGTGCTTGATATCAAGCAATTGATCATGCAAACTCACATCGATGCTGATCAGCTTTGATACTTTTGGTTCTTTGGATTTCTTTTCTAGAACTAGTCTTGGTTTTGCCATGGTTAAAACTTCCTTTCTGATATAATTTTTGCTAAAGGTGGTGATAAAATGAGCTTTTACAACTGGTTAATGAAATTCTCTGATGTAGACTTACCTATTGGAGATTTTGCAAGAGATGCAGCCGAAGATAAGAACTTTCCTCAAAACGTATCTAACTGGGATAACTTGCAGGATTACATCTTTGCTGTAAATCCCGGAGCAGAGTTCGAATCTATCAAAAATGCCTTTAATTATTACTTGGCCGAAGAACATCTGTAATTAACAACACACCATACTCATCTGGAAGTTCAATATCTCGATTACCGTATTTCCCTATCAATTTCCATTTTTGGTAAAGTCCGGCTCGAAGATACTGAACTTCTTTTCGTTTTGATAATTCTGTTAGCAACTCTTTCGTTGAAAAATCGCTAACCAGTCGAATTTTTGCCATGACTATGCCTCCTTACTTTTGTTACCAATTTGGTGACTTCTGGGCAAAAAAATATCGTCCATCGGTTTACGAAAAAGCTTTGCCAGTTTAAACATTTCATCGCTATCAAACGGTGTATCACCCCGTTCTTTCATTCCATACGTCTTCGGAGTAATTCCAAGAGCTCGTGCGACATCGGATTGAGACATGCTACTTTCTTTCCGCAGTGCGTATAATTTGTGTTGCATATGGCGACCTCCTTTCTATGCCATTTAGAATAGCACCGTTTCGGTGACATGTAAACAAAAATGTGCGAAAAAATAATATTTAGTTCCATTTCGGTGATTTATGTGCTACCATAAACTCATAATCCTACATATAAGGGGCATGGAAAATGGACGTAAATAAATTTATCGGCTCACAAATAAAAATCTTTCGAGAAGCACAGGGTATGACACAAGATCAATTGGCGGACAAGCTCGGAACTACCCGTCAAACTATCAGCCGTTATGAAAACGGGGATCGTAAAACCACTCAGGACGTGTTATTTGAGCTTGCTGGTATCTTCCATAAATCAGTAAATGACTTTTTTCCAGATGAAGATAACCGGGCGCCTTCAACTGCCGACGTGGTTGCCGCCCATATTGATGATGACACATCAGAAACTGAGCAAGAGCAAATCATCAATTTTATCGAGGCCCTCAAAAAGGCCCGTAATCAGGATTAAGGGGACTTGCCTATGACACCTTTTGAGAAATTAATCAGTCAACATCCAAAACTCAAATTTAAAATGAAACCTATGCCAGGCGGGCTTAGCGGTCTCACCTTGGGGGATGAGATCTATATCAATCCTAACCGGTCCTCGGTAACTCAATATGAGGTTCTACTTGAGGAACTAGCCCACCACGCTACCACTGTGGGTGACATTACGGCTCAGGATACGCAAGATAAGGTCAAGCAAGAGCTATACGCTCGGTCGGTCGCTCACCAAGAAGCGGTTCCTCTTGACGGTCTGATCAATTGCTTCGAAGAACAACTGTGGGCGGTAGACGAAATGGCGGAATATTTCAATGTTTCCCCAAAATATCTGCTTGAAGCTATCGACAACTATCGTTCTAAAAATGGCGAGCTATTTAAATACAATGGCTATTATTTTGACCTCACTCATGGAGTTAACATCACAAAAATATAAAGGGATCCTTTATGGTGAAAAAAATTGACTTACGGGATGAATTACTAAGAGTATCTAGTCAGGGACTAATTGGAGGTCCCATTGAAGTAGAAGGCAAAACCTATATTGGTGAAGACGCCATTCAAAAGGCCTACGATCTAATTGATTTGGTTCATATTCTCGAACGGCGTTACCGTGTTAAAACGCCCAAATCCTGATGGCGCAAAAAGCTGAAAGTTTGGAGGTTTAATCATGCGAAAAGTAGTAACTATGGGGGCCACTATTTTAGCAACACTTACCTTGGCAGCGTGTGGTAGCACGTCGTCAAGTAGCTCAAATAGTAGCAGCCAAAACACCACAGCTTCTTCGAGTTCTCAAAAGAAGCTGCCTGCCGAGTATCAATCGGCTTTAAATAAAGCACAGACGTACTCAGACACGATGCACCTTTCTAAAAAGGGCTTGTACCGACAGCTAACTTCTAGCTCTGGTGAGGCTTTTGAAAAGAAACCTGCACTATATGCGGTTAACCACGTAAAAGCCAACTGGAACGAAAACGCATTGGCTAAAGCAAAGGATTACCAGGACCAACAAAGTTTGTCACCTGCACGGATCAAAACGCAACTGACATCAAGCGTCGGCAAGCAATTTACAGAATCACAAGCAAACTATGCGGTTCAACACTTGAACAAATAAGAAAGGAATGTGCTTT